GCGAAATCTCCATGTAGACCTCGACGGTTTGGGCGCTGGTGTGATCGACCGGATGCGGGAGGAAGGCTGGACGTCAGACGGCGTGGACTTCGGGGGCAAGGCTCGCGGCGACTGGAACTGGTTGCTGGGGCATGACATGAAGCTGCTGAACCGCCGCGCCGAGTTGCATTGGGTGGGGCGCATGGCTTTGATGAACGGTCACCTCTGCGTGCCGCGCGAGTGGCGTCGAACGCTCTGGCGACAGTTGGGCTGGACGAACTACGAGTACAACGAGCGCGGGATGCTGAAGATGGAATCGAAGGACAAGATTCGAGCGCGATACGGTTCATCTCCCGACCACGCCGACGCCTTCTTCCTGTGCCTCTCACGCGCGGGAGGAGGTCCGCGCATTTTTGTGATCTAATCTCTAAAGGAGAACGAGCCTATGACCGATGCGATCCCGTGCCCCGAATGCATGAAGACAGTCACGCGCGTAATCGACTCGCAGCCTGCCTACGACCGTGGTTCAGTCCGTCGTCGCCGCAACTGCGAGACGTGCGGTTGCCGCTGGACGACCTACGAGGTCGACGCCGACCGCCTCGAATTGCTGGAGGACCAACTGCGACCGGACAAACGAAAGAGGGGGCCGAGCCCTGAGTCGGACTCGGCCCCCAAGAGAGGCTAGGGTTACCAAGCCCTAGCCTTCACCACCATCAACGGGCCAGCGGCCCGAGACGATCTCATCGTCCTCGAATGGTACGGTGCCGTTGTAGATGTAGGTCTCTACGAGGGCTGGACCCTGGGGCGACAGCGAGGCTACGGTTGCGTTTCCGACGGTGACGGAGACCTCTTCGCGGCGGTACAGCGAGGGCGTGCCCTCGATGCGGTCGAGGGTCGCCAGCGTCGCGTCGTCGACACGGTAGACCTCGCCGTGCGTTCGCCCGTCGGCGTCGGGGACGATGCCGGGGAACCAGCCAAGGTTGTACAGCGCGAAGCCGTGCAGGATGGCGGTGCCGACGAACTCTGCGTGCGACAGCGCGCCGTGGAGCCCGCCCCCCTTCTTCAGGGTGCCGTAGACGAAGACGAGGGTCATGCCTGCACCTCCATGCCGCTCTGGAGGTCGGCTAGGTCGGCCTCTCCGTCGTTGCCGTCGGTGCAGGTCGGACTCCCACAGTCGCACGCGCTCGCGCCCGCCTCGGTATTGACCACGCTCAGGTCGACGGTGGACGAGGCCCGCTCGTCGCCCCAGGGCAGTCCGTAGCGGTCGGCGCAGATGGGACCGTAGCCCTTGGCTACGCTACGCCCGTCCGTCAGGGTGCGGCTACAGAAGCAGCAGGACCCTGTGCGATGCCCGTAGGCGGTGGCGACCAACTCTGGCTGCGCGTCGAAGGTCGTGAGGAAGTCCTGCACCTCGTCGACCATGCCGCGCCCTGCGACGAGGCCGCCTTGCAGGTCGATGCGACCGTAGAAGGTGTTGCAGCCGTAGGGGCGTCCGTCGGTGATGTTGATGACGCCGGGGTTGCGACTGCGCTCCCCCGCGAGGCTCAGGCGCAGGTACATCCCGCTCTCCGTGTGGCAGTTAATCTTCGGGTAGCGGATCTCGGCTGCGGCGGCGTCCATCATCCTTCGGATGCGTGGCAGCGTCGCGGTCGGGGCAGCCTCCTGACGGGGCGTGTCGGCTTGGACGACGAGGATGTGCGCCCAGCGCGTCTGCGCTTCTGAGAGGCCGTAGCGGTCATGGGACTGGCGCAGGCTGGCCGAGAAGGTCGGGCTGCCGTCGCGCTTGGTGCTGGGCAGCTTGCCCTCTTCGAGATAGCGGACGAGGACCTCACCGATCTCGTAGTCGGTGTAGGGGGAGTCGACGGACTTGGTGGTGCCGTCGCGCTTCGTGACTGTGATGGTGGTCATGGGATTGTCTCCAGGGGTTGGTGGTGGTGAGGGTCTAGACAGTGGGGTAGCAGAAGTGCAGGTAGGTCGCCACGATGCTCATCGCGTGAGCGTGCGTGGTGTACGGGATGTGCGGGGTGGGGTTCGTCTCGGGCTCCAGCCCGTCGGGCCACACGCGCGCCACGGGCTGCGCGCATTCGCCCACGCCTGCGAAGTAGATGTCGGGGCAGGTCTCGGTGCGCGTGTTGTGTCCGCGCTTGATCGACCCGATGGGCTCGCCCGACAGGCGAGCCGCAGGCCGATGGGCATCGATGCGGATCACATCCACATACGAGGAGGAGCGGGGGTCGATGGTGAAGCTGGGTCGGAGGTGGTGCGCGATGTAGGCGCGTGTTGCCCACTCGCCATCGGCGTTCATGAGGGCGCTCGCCCTGCGGTAGATGGGCGCATTCCATTGGCGCTTGAGGTAGTTGAGGTAGGCGTTATTGGCGGCGGTTTGCTTGGGCTGTGTCATGGCTTGGTGGTGGTTGAGGTTGAGGTTGATGGGTGGTCTAGAAGCCCGTGATGGTGATGGTGTAGAGGTAGTTGTCTGAGTCGATCTTGGCCTCGAAGGTGATGCCCTTGCTGGCGAGGTCGGCGCAGATGGCGGCGAGATGGTCGAGGGTGCAGGTGATGGTGTTCATGGCTTGGTGGTTGGGTTGGTGGTTGGGTTGGTGGTGGATTAGCGGGACAGGTGGCCGTGCTTCTGGTCTTCGATGCGCTGGGCCTTGGTGAATCTCTTGAACTTGCCATTCAGGAAGTACCCTCGGCAGAGGTCGGGGAGGTGGTTGGCGTCCGAGGGAGATTGGGGGTCGAGGCGTCCAGCGATGACGAGTGCTGCGTCCGAGAAGACCACGCTGATCGTGACGTACTTGCCGGGGTGGTTGATGCTGGCCTGAAGTGCTGCGTCGTAGCAGTCCTGATAGTTGAGGGCTTTGATGCGGAGGTACATGGTGGGTCTCGGTTGGTGGTGGTTAGTTGTTCTGAAGTGCGTAGGGCAGGTGGTCGATGGCGTACTGCGCAGCTTCTTCTTCGCTCGCGCCGTTCTTGTCCTCTTCCATGAGGATGTTTTCGTAGCAGTTGGTGACCGACTCGATGCTCATGTTGAAGACTTCGGCGAGGTCTCGGATGGTCTTGGTGGCTTGGGCGGTCATGGCTTGGTGGTTAGTTGGTGGTGGTGGTGGGTGGGGCGTTCGCCCCTTCGATGGATACAAGTTACCTTATCGGGCCTATGACGCAACAACTAACGCCCAATTTATCGCAGAAACTGAAAGTCCCTAAACCCCGAAATACACGGCAGTTAGGGCCTTCGGGGGACCCCCTGGGGGGGGACAGCCCGCCCCACCCCTACATATATGGGGGGCATGGGGGGCGGGGCTGGACCCTGCGGCACATCTGCGCTATCGCGGGGGGGTGATCTCTCCCAACGGCAACGGCACCACGACCCGCGCGAGGATCGAAGGCGACCAGCGGCCCGAGGCAGGGACTGCGCGGGAGGACGCCAGCGATCCCTACGGGCGCAAGCGCAATGGCCTCGCCAGCGTCACGAAGTCCACGTACATCGGCGAAGGCACCGCGAACTATCGCTGGGCTCTCGGCCTCGGCGGCGAGCCTGACCTGTCCAAGCCCTACGCGCAGCACCCGTGGGTCTACGCCTGCGTGGCCGCGCTGTCCCGGTCATCCTCCAGCGTCCCGGCTCGGCTCCAGCGCATCCTCCCCAACGGCGAGTTCGAGCAGGACGCGAACGCCGAACTCACGAAGTCGCTGGGGATGCCCAACCCGCTCATGTCGCAGCGCAAGTTCTTCCGCTCCATCTGCACCAGCCAGATGCTGTACGGCGAGACCTTCCTCATCCTCCTGCGGCGCGACCCGAGCGGCGCGATGGTCCCGGTGAACGCCGTCAACGGCAGCGGCGGCATGATGGCGAAGATCGAGCAGCCCGAGGAGTTCTGGCCTGTGCGCGGCGACCTCGCCGATGCGATCTTGGATCCAAAGACCAAGCTCCCTGCCTTCTGGAGATTCCAGACAGCGGGGGGGAGCGTGGACTACCCGGCGCATTCGGTGGTTCAGATCGCCGAGGTGAATCCGTACAACCCGCTGCGTGGCATGGGTCCGATGCAAGCCGCCTACCGAACGGCTGCCAAGGACTTCATCATCGACCGCTACGACGAGGCCCTGCTCCAGAACGGCGGCAGCCCTGGCGGGGTGTTGTCCGTGGATGGCCCCCTGACCGATGCAGACCAGCGAGCGATCCGCGAGGCATGGAACGAAGCCCACGGTCGGCCCGAGGCGCACCGCAAGACAGCGGTCCTACCCCAAGGCACCACCTACACCGAGATCGGTATGTCGCCCCAGGCGATGGAGCATGAGAAGCTACGCGACTGGGATCGCCAAACCATCCTCTCCATCTTCGGCGTCCCCCCCGTAGTCCTCGGGCTGGAGACCATCAACTACGCCACGGCTCGCGAACAGAACCGCATCTTCTGGGAGACCAGCGTGATGCCCTACCTCGACTTCCTCCGCGACGAGATCCAGCACAAGCTCGTGAACCGGGTCAACTCACCGGACTCCGAACTCATCCTCGACTTCGACATCTCAGGAGTCTCCGCTCTGCGCGAGGACATGGACGCGAAGGTGGATCGCACGGTCAAGCTCTACACGGAGGGCCACCGCTCGTTCGCCGAGGCTGCCCACCTGTCCGGCTGGGACATCACCGAGGAGGATCTCGACGGCGCAGACGATAGGTGGGTGCCGAACAGCGTGGTGCCCGCCGCAGTCGGAGCCCTTCAATCCGAGCAGGATGGCAACGCACCCGAGGAGGCCAGGGGAAGAGGAGTTCTCGACGACCTAGACTTGGACTCATGTCCACACCTTCACGGGGTTGTTCGAGGGCATGAGGTGGACGCTGATGCGGCCATCGACGAGGAGGCCGATGCGGTCCTCTGGCCTCCTCACCTCGACACCGAGGAGAAGCGATTCGCCACCTGGAAGCTCTACACCGAGCAGGAGGAGGAGACCATCGCCAAGGTCACGAAGAAGACCCAGCGCGTCCAGCGCGAGATGCTCCTCGCCGTTCGCAAGCGGCTCAAGGCCATCGCTACCGGGAAGAAGTCCGCGCCCACCGGGATGCAGACCAAGGCATTCACCGAGGCCGAACTGGAACGGCTCCTCGCGCTCAACATGGAAGACTGGGGAACGCTGCTCGCGCTAGAGATCGAGCCGAGCTTGAAGCAGGCGATGGTCTCCGGTGCCAGCGGCCTCGCGTCCGAGATCGGCGTCTCCGCGACGATTGCCACGGTGTCTGATCCGTTCGTCACCGCCTTCTACGCCAACTACCCGGTGTACCTCGCGGAAGGCGTCAGCAGCAATCTTGCCTTCGATGTGCGGAAGGCCATCCTGGCAGCGATCCGCGATGCCGACATAGGCAGCGTGGCTTCTCTGCGCGAGGCCATCAAGATCACCCTGGCCGAGTCGATGGCAGCCGTCGACCATGTCATGGGTGGACTGTCCCTCCGCGCTGACCGCATCGCCAGGACGGAAACACTCAAGGCCAACTCCGGGGCGCGTATGCAGGAGATGGCGAACAATGACATCGAGAGGCACCAATGGCTTTCGAGCCGAGACAGCGCCGTGCGCGATTCCCACCAGCGGCTAGATGGAGACATCACGGAAGTGGGTAAGCCTTTCGCGAACGGACTCAACTTCCCCGGCGACAAAGCGGCATCTGCTCGCGAGGCCGTCAACTGCCGCTGCTACACCGTAGCGGTGAAACAGGAGCCCAGGACATGAACAGCAACGAACTCGCCGCCCTCGTGGCATCCGGTCGCGCCTCGCTCACCGATATGGACACGCTCGGCCTAGATCGAGTGACGGCGGTGAAGACGAACCCCGAGATCATCCAGGTGAGGGCGAAGGCCCAGGATCCCATCTCGGTGAACGAGGACACGCGCTCGATCAGCTACCTCGTCAGCGACGAGACGGTGGACCGCATGGGCGACATCATCAAGGTGAAGGGCTGGGATCTGTCCTCCTACAAGCAGAACCCAGTCGTCCTCTGGTCTCACGATGGCAGCAACACTCCACCCATCGGCAAGGCTGCCAACGTGCGCCGCCGCTACGGGCCTGCGCGGCTGACTGCCGACATCGAGTTCGCGCCCAAGGAAGCCTTCGAGTTCGCAGACACGATCTACCAACTGGCCTCGCGTGGATTCATCCGTGCTACCTCTGTCGGCTTCATGCCTACGATGGCCGAAGAGGTTGACGAGAAGAAGCGCGAGAAGCTGGGCCTCGGCCCATACGGTCAACTGTACACGGGAGCCGAACTCATGGAGATCAGCGTGGTCGCTGTCCCGGCAAACCCGAGTGCCCTTCAGGACGGAGTGAAAGCTCTGACATCAGAGGGCCTACTGGATAGCGGCAAGGTTGCGCGGTTCTTGGACACCTTCCCAGCGAACGAAGAAATCGCACTCGCAAGAGTCCGCGCTGCCTGCCGCTCCTTCGTTGACTTCGGCGCAAAGGCCGCCACGGCTGCCGCCGCCGATCAGCTTGCAGATGGGCTGGCTGCTCCAGCCGAAGACTTCCAAGTGAAGTCCCCGGCCTGCCGGATGGACGGCGAGACAACGGAGGAGTGCGTCGAGCGCAAGATCCCCGAACTCATCGAGGAAGGGATGGAGGACGATCAGGCTGTGGCCGTGGCAAACTCTGTTTGCGAAACGGCTTGCAGCGATAAGAGCATTGAGGAGGATGGAAGCTCCGAGTCGCAACTGCGTCTCGTTGAGGCCATGACCTCGCTGATTGAACAACAGGCAGAGCAGACGAGGGCTACCCGCCAACTCGTTGATGCTCTGTCGGACCTGACGACACGGCTCCATGCGGAGCCTCGCGGTGGTACAGACGGCGGTTCGGATAACGAACCCGATGCCCGAGTACCCGATGCCGACGAGGTGAGCGAGGAGAAGGTTGCTCGGGTGCTTGATGGAGCCGTCCGGGGTTTCGCGGATCGTCTCAGGCGGGATCTTCTCTCTAACCAAAACTCCTGACGGAAACCCCAAATGGAACCCACTACCAATCTAGAGACTGCTTTCGAGCAGCAGCTTGAGACTCTTGGAAAGAGCCTTGAGTCCACCATCGAGCAATGGCGCGAGGCCGAAGAGGCCAAGCGCGACGAGCTTCACACGCAGATCAAGTCCCTGGAAGGGGCCGTCGAGGAAGTGAAAACCAACCTCGCAGAAGAGCGTCGCTCCCACCTCCCCGGTGTCGAGATCGCCAAGAACGGTGAGCAGCGTGATGGCTTCTCCCTCGGTCGCGCCTGCCGCGCCATCGCCAAGAAGGACTTCAACTTCGCACCCTACGAGAAGGAGGTC